TCCGTCTGCCGCAAAATTATCACTGCCAGGAAGCAGATAGCAGATAAACGGCGGATCCGGGCTTTCCCCTTCTGCAAAATGGTCATAAGCAAAAGGAAAATCAGTCTTTTCCAGCATCCCTGCCAGTTCTTCCAGTGTCATATGCTTTCACCTCCCGCCATCACCTCAGTGCCTTCTCCACTTCCCGTTCCAGAGTCTGCGCAGCCCGTTCCTCCGCAGGAGCAATATGTGGAAATGCCCTTGTCCTGCCGCCTTTTCTCAGCACATGACCGAACTCCAGCAGATGGGCCAGCTGGTACCTGTTCCTGGAATACACCACGATTTCCATCGCATTGGCAGTTTCCTTCGTGGTCTTCGCCGCCCAGCTCTTTGCATAAGCACCGGTCTTCACAGGGGCATTTTCCTGGATGTCCTTCCTTGCCTGTGTCCCTGCCTTCTTCACTGCTTTTTTCATATCATCTGCAGCAAGCTGTGCATACTCTTCCAGTCCTTCCATGATCACATCTGCCATCTGGCTGACTGTACATCTGTCCCCTGCCATACTCTCACCTCCGGACCTTCCTGCATGTGAATTTCAGACACTTCTTCTTATAATTCAGATGATCCACACTCACAATGTCATACACCTGATCCCGAAACAGGATCCTGTGGGTGACAGACCGGATGCCTGCCGTCTTTTTACAGTACCGCACCGTCACAGTCATTCCCACATCTTCCACCACAGTCCCTGCAGTTTCCGCTTTCCTGGAACTGGCAAGCCCCTCACCGCCTATCGCAGCAAAACAGCAGTAATCCTCTGTCCACTCATTCCTGTGATTTCCGATCCCGTCCTTTACAACAGAACATTTCTGAAAAATCACCTTTTCATTCATCAATGCAATATTCAAACCAACCACCTCAGAATCCCGGTTTTCTTACTCCAAATAGCAGGCTCCGCAGATCCATCACCAGCTGATGGTGATCCGCTTCCTCCCTGTGTTCATACAGATAAGCAGCCGCATACTGCACGGCAATCTTCGTCCCCTGCAGATCTTCAAACTCATCCTCATCCACGATCCTTGCCACATCCATGCAGATCTGCTGCCCCTGCCTGATCAGATCCCCGATCAGCGCATCATCATCCTCAAAATCCACACGCAGGTAATTCTTCATCTCATCCACTGTCACTGCCAACTGCATCACCTCAAAACAGAACCGGCAGGCCTGTACTTCTCCTGCCGGTCCCCTTATTCAAAAAATCAGTCTGCCTTCAGTTTCATAATCTGCACGGCTTCCGGAAGAACCAGTTTTCCGTCCACACGTTCCTTTGCAACAAAACCGATCATTCCGTTGCCTGCAAACAGTTCATTCAGCTGCTTAAAGGATCTGTTTCCACGGTCTCCAATGTTGTAATAGCTGTAATCCCCAAAGGCGATGCCGTCCTTCGGTGCATAGGCAGAAGTCTCCACCTTGTAACCCAGGATCCTGTCCGGTTCCCCTGCCTGGTAAGCCGGCTGCCAGATATAAGCACCGTTATTGTCCTTCAGCTTTCTAAGGGAAGGCAGTGTTGCATCATTCATGATAAAGGATGCATTTTTACGGTACGGACGTTTCAGACCATACACCAGATCCAGCATGTCATCTGATTTCAAAGCTGCAGCCAGTGTATTCAGCAGATGCCCTCCGCCTGTTCCGTCAAAAATACCGGTCGGTTTCCCTGTTCCGTTTCCGTTCAGGAAGGCATCCTCTTCCGCATTGGCAAGTGCCTTTCCAAACTGGACAATGATGTAATTTTCCAGATTAAAGGCATTGTCATAAAGCAGTTCCTCCGTTACCTTAATCGCCACATGAAGCTTATGTGCATCCAGAATCTTCTGGTCAAAAGTCGCATCCCCAAAAGTCAGTGCCCCGCCTTCCTCGATCCAGCTTGCCGCCGGCTTGGTAGCCGCAATATTGATCTTGTGCTCTCCGGAAGTCACGATCCTTGTGGCAAGACGGCGCATGATATTTTCTTCATTCAGAATATCAACCAGCCTTCTGTCATACTCCTCCGGAACCAGATAACCGCCGTCGGCATCCACGCCCTCCTGAAGGGTATTGGAAACCTGACGGAAGTTGCTTCTCAGTGCATTCAGCATTGCCCTGCGGTATTCATCAGAAGCACGTCCTGTCTTTGGCTCGCCCTGGCCACCGGCATAAGGCTTCCCGGTCAGCGGCTGGTTTACCGGCTGGTTCAGGTTCTTTTCCATTTCCTCAGCCTTGCGGTGGCGGTCAATCGCCTTTGTCAGATCCTCAATCTCCGCTTCCATCCTCTCATAGGTTGCACTGTCCTCCGCAGACAGAACACCATTTTCATTCTCATGGGTATCCACAAAATTCTTTGCAGCTTCCCAAACCTTAGCTCTCTTCTCCATTAATTCCTGAATCGTCATAATCCGTATCCTCCTCAGATATATTTTTTTATAAAATTTAAGCGTTCACGCAGATCATCTGCAGAACGCCCTGTAACATTCGTATTCACTTTCTTCTTTTCACACTTCTGGCAGACATTCTCCGCCGCCCCGAAACATCCATTACAGGGATCGTCCCCCTCAGCACCGGCACTTCCACTTATTCCAGTCCCCTGCATACCAGCACCATTTCCATTCAAGCCGGCATCTCTGGCATTTCCGTAGCACTGCCCCGATACTCCATTCCCAACAGCAGCCATCCTTGTGATCTCTGTCTGATCTTTTACGGATTTCCCAGTCTTTCCATAATGCCTTTCCAGCTTATTCATCAGCGCATTATTCACTGCCCGTCTGGAAAACATTACAGAATCAGACGTCCCGTTTTCTGTACGGCCAGCACCTGAATCTCCATTTTCGCCTTCACTGCCCTGTTCCTCTTTCTGGAACAGGATGTCATCCGCAAAGCCAAGCTCCACAGCCTTATTCGCATCCATCCACGTTTCCGCATCCATCAGATGTGACAGCTTCGCCCTGCTCTGTCCCGTTTTCCGTACATAAGCATTGATAATAGATTCCTTCACGGCATCCAGAAGTTCCATAGCCTTCTTCATCTCTGCATGGTCGCCCCATGCAACCGTTGCCGGATTATGGATCATCATCATGCTCACAGGACTCATCCACACCTCAGCTCCGGCCATTGCAATGACAGACGCAGCAGATGCCGCAAGCCCGTCAATCTTTACGGTAACCTTCCCCGGATATTCCGACAGCATGTTAAAAATCTGCGCTGCGGCAACACAGTCCCCACCCGGACTGTTGATCCACAGGGTAATGTCCCCTGTTCCCGCATTTAGCTCATCCTTAAAAAGAGCCGGCGTGACATCATCGTCAAACCAGCTGTCCTCAGCGATAACTCCGTTCATGAACAGGATTCTTTCCTCAGCTTCCTGTCCGCTTTCCAAATTTACCGCTTTCTTTTTCCAGTTCCAAAACTTCTTCACTGGCTCCCTTCTCCTTTCCACCGGCTCCGCCAAACAGTCCGGCATCTTGCAATTTCGTCATATTTCCATTGATCAGATACAGATCACCGCCAAGCTCCTCCGGGATCCGGTCCATATTTTCCAGTTCCCGGATATCATTGGCACTCATCCATCCATTCTGTCTTGCCGTGGCATAACCGGTCATCCTTGACTGGTAATCACCCCTGAGCAGCCCATCCACATTGAACTTAAAGAAATACTTTTTCTTTTCCTCTGCAGACAGCAGAGCCCTGACCATTGCCTGTTCCCACCGGCTCACCCAGGGATCCAGCGTATACTTCACAAACTCCAAAGACTGCTGCTCAATGTTGCTGAAGCTGGACTTATCCAGATCCCCGACCATATGAGGCGGCACCCTGAAAATCCTGGCAATCTCATCAATCTGAAACTTCCTGGTTTCCAGGAACTGGGCTTCATTCGGTGCAATGGAAATTGGCGTATACTTCATTCCCTCTTCCAGGACAGCAACCTTATTGGCATTGCTGCTTCCCCCGAAAGTGGACTGCCAGCTCTCACGCACCCTGCCTGGATCCTTCAAAGTCCCCGGATGCTCCAGCACTCCTGACGGAGCGGCACCGTTGGCATAAAACTTGCTTCCATACTCCTCCGCAGCAATGGCAAGCCCGATCGCATTCTTCGCCATGGCAATAGGTGAATATCCGACCAGCCCGTCAAATCCAAGTCCCGGAATATGCAGCACATCCGCCGGATGCAGACGCACGATCTTTCCATTTGCTTTCGGATCTGTCCCGGTTCTTCCGTCCACATCATCCCCGTCATAAACCAGATACTCATAATAAAGCCTGCCATGCTCATCCCTGTCCACCGTCATCCTGTCAGGCATCAGCGGATAAAGAGCCACAATTTCTCCCTTTCCATTCCGGATGATCTGACTGTACGCATTCCCCCACAAAAGCAGATGCGTCATCAAAGTCTCCCGGAACACAAAAGAAGTCATCTCCGGATTCGGCTCATCATGCAGCAGAAAATAGAGCGGATGATCCACCGCCTTTTCCTTACCGCCATTATCGTTATACCTGTAAAACTGCAATGGCAGACCCGCCACCGCCTCCGAAAGAATCCTCACACAGGAATACACAGCAGTCATCTGCATGGCACTCCGTGCATTCACTCTCTTCCCGGAAGCCGTACTCCCCATAAAAAATCCATATCCACTTCCACCTGTGCTGTTAGAAGGAGCATCCCTCCCCCGAAATAAATTACTGAAAAATCCCATACATCCTCCTTAAAACACCAACAGTCCTCTCTCATCATACACACTGCCACTCTGCCCTTCCTGACGTATACATCTATCAAGCGCCATAATTGCGGCAACAATGCCATCTATCTTCTCCTTAGATTTAGCTTTGGTTACTTTAATATTGCCAGCAGGATCTGTGTCAATAACAACGTTACCTGCCATCCATCTAAGCACTGGATTCCCACCGTGAATAATTCTTCCCTCCATCAGTAAGCGATAGAATTCTTTCGTCGGAGCTGACATTGAAGAAAATCCCTGACCAAAAGGAACAATGGTAAAACCTTCGCCCTCCAAATTTTGAATCATCTGAGTCGCATTCCATCTATCCACTGCAATCTCTAAAATATGATACTTCTCTGATAAATCCATAATGAACTTCTCGATGAAATCATAATGAATCACATTTCCCTCGGTGGACATGATGTAACCCTGCTTCTCCCAGATATCATATGGAACAGAATTAGCTTTCACTCTTCTTGGTATGGTTTCCTCCGGAATCCAGAAGTACGGCAAAAGCACATACTTCTCATCTTCATTCCTTGGCGGAAATATCAGCACCAAAGCTGTAATATCTCCTGTACTCGATAAGTCCAAGCCAGCGTAGCAATCTCTGCCAGCAAGTGCATCCACATCAATCGGCTCATTGCCTCTCATATAAATCGCATCTGGAATCCATGCAACGGTTGAGCTTACCCACATATTGCATCGAAGCCATTTGAAAGTAACCTCATCCGCCGGGTTCTGCTTTGCTTCCCTGTACGCATCCCGAAGTCTTTCAATATCAACGGTATATCCCAGTGAAGGATTTACTTTGTACCAGTTTGCCTCATCCTCCCAGTCCTCATCATCCTTAAGTCCGTAAACCACAGGATAAAAAGTCGGGTCCACACGTCTGCCTTCTAAGATATCCACTGCTTTGGTATGAAGCTCATATGCAATGGAATGTCTGTCATTACCTGCCGTCGTAATAATAAAGTGAAGCGGATTCTGTCTCGCATCCGATGAACCCTTAGTAAGTACATCGTATAACTGCCTGTTGGGCTGCGTATGAATTTCATCAAATACCAAACCGCTTACCGAAAATCCATGTTTACCACCAACCTCCGCTGACAGCACTTGATAGTAACCGGCATTGCTATAATTCACAATACGCTTGGTGGCTCCCATCAGCTTGCTTCTTTTCATAAGAGCCGGTGACATCTCCACCATCTGTTTCGCCACATCAAATACAATAGATGCCTGCTGACGGTCAGCTGCTGCACCGTACACTTCCGCACTTGGCTCATTGTCTGCATATAATAAATAAAGAGCGACAGCCGCAGCCAATTCACTCTTTCCTACCTTCTTACATATTTCCACAAATGCAGTACGAAACTGCCTGTTCCCATCCGCTTTTAC